ACGCATAATAGATCGTACCTTGCGTATGTTCACTGAGCCTATGTTAGACCTAGACCTACCTATGTTACACCTACACCTTGAAGCAACTAAAAAAATTAAAGAGGATCTCATAACAGCTTCTGGAGTGACTAAGAAGGAGTTGATGAGTAACCCTAAGTTTGCTGAGTTGCTTAAAGGGTTAGGCGTTTTACCCCCTATGAAATTAAGTCATACTACAGGCAAGCAAACATTTGCATTCGCCAAGTCAGACGAAGGGTTCAAAGCTTTACTTAACCACCAAGACCCACGAGTACAGACGTTAGTGTCAACACGTTTAGGTACGAAGAGTACACTTGAAGAGTCTCGCACCGAGAGATTTATAGGTATCGCTAGTCGGGGACTAATGCCTATACCCATCAGATACTATGCCGCACACACTGGCAGATGGGGAGGGGATGATAAGATAAACATGCAGAACTTACCTAGTCGTGGACAACATGGTAAGAAGTTAAAGAAGAGTATCATTGCGCCCGAAGGTTACACACTGATTGATTGTGATTCCTCACAGATTGAAGCGCGAGTGTTGGCATGGTTGGCAGAGGAGGGGGGACTGGTTTCAGCCTTCGCTAACAAGGAAGACGTGTATATAAAAATGGCGGCTGTCATATATAACATACCCGAAGAGCAAGTAACTAAAGAACAACGGTTTGTAGGTAAGACTACTATTCTAGGTTGTGGGTACGGTATGGGGGCAGAACGATTCGTAGAACAGCTAAAGACGTTTGGAGTAGACATGCCACTGCTAGAAGGTCGTCGGGTTGTAAAGATATATCGCGAGGCCAACGCTAATATAGATAAGCTATGGAGAACATGTCAGGCAATGCTAGTTGATATGTCCCATGGTAACTACGGTACGTTTGGCCCAAGAGGTATAGTTAAGTATGGGTCGGATAATGGTAACGCATGGACAATACTACCCTCTGGACTCAACATGCGTTATGACGATCTATCGTGGACACAAGGCACTAAAGGTATTGAGTTTGATTATAAGACTAGGAATGGCCGAACCAGAATATACGGTGGTAAGGTGGTAGAAAACATATGCCAAGCATACGCAAGATGTATAATTGGGGATCAGTTGATAGATATAACCAAGAAGTATCGAGCAGTGCTTACAGTACACGATTCCGTAATATGTTGCGTACCGATAGATGAAGCTAAAGAAGCACAGGCATACATAGAAGCGTGTATGCGTAAGACCCCTGAGTGGGCAGAAGGGCTACCACTAGACTGCGAGTCTGGTATGGCTAAAGCCTACGGAGATTGTGAATGAGTAATGTTATAGATATGAACAAGTATAAGAGTGTTAAGGATGTCGATACCGAGGGGGATTACCTACAGATAACTATTGGTGAGTCCACTGGTAGGGACGTTATTATTCTAGTAGAGCAAGTGGAGGTCGTAGGTACTACTACTCATACAGGTAAATTGGTTCTTGATGTAAACATGTTACACAGGCTTATAGAAGAATTAATCTCAGCAGCGGATATAATTAACGAGGGTGACTTTACATGAGTATAAAACCTTGGTCGTTCTCTAAGATCAAATCATTTGAGCAGTGCCCCAAGAAGTTTCACCACCTCAAGGTGGTCAAGGATTATAAAGAACCTGAGACAGAAGCAATGTACTACGGTACAGCGTTTCACTTAGCGGCAGAAGAATACGTTAAGGATGGTACGCCCCTACCTAACAAGTTTATGTACGGTAAGGCAGTACTAGACTCTCTTATAGATAAGAAGGGAGAGAAGATATGTGAGTTGAAGATGGGACTCACAGAAAACCTAGAACCCTGCGACTTTTTTGCCAGTGATGTATGGTGGAGAGGCATAGCAGATTTGGTTATTCTTGATAGGGAATCTAAGGTAGCATGGGTTATAGACTACAAGACAAGCAAGAACACTAGGTATGCAGATAGGGGTCAGTTGGAGCTTATGGCTCTAGCAGTATTTAAGTACTACCCCGACATAGAAACGGTACGTGGTGGATTAGTGTTTGTAGTGTGTAACGAGTTAGTGAAAGAACAGTATGACTATACAGTAGCACCGAGCCTGTGGGCTAAGTGGCTTGCCGATTACAATCGTATGGAGCAAGCCTACATAAAAGATGTGTGGAATGCTAACCAAAGTGGACTATGCAAACGTCACTGCGTAGTAACAGAATGTGTTTACAATGGGAGAAACTAATGCCATATAAAAATAAAGCAGACCGAAAGAAACAAAAGAACCCACCAGTGGGTAGTCCTGCACATAAAGCACGTATGGAAAGACAACGCGCTAGACGAGCTATGGACAGAAACAGCGTAGATGCTAATAATGATGGTAGGGCTGACAAGCGAGAAGGTAAAGATGTTAGCCATAACAAAGCATTGAGTAAGGGTGGTAGTAATAAGGATGGTGTGCGTGTGGAGAGTAAATCTGCTAACCGTAGTAGGAACTATAAGTCTTGATTAGCTACTGCGGCTAGGGATACTAGAACAAAAATTAACATATAAATTATCACTGATGCCTCTGGAGTATTTGTTTGGAGGCGGCATTCTACACAGGTTTAGTAGGGATTGGTAATACTTAATTGGTATGTATGAGACGTTGCCTAGATGCGTCATAAAAGAAAATACGTTGCCCTCCGAGGCGATTCCCCCTGACGTATAAAATTTAGGAAGTCCAAAGTATATAACAAGGCAGACTTGGCCCTATCTGTGGACGAAGCAGGGCTTATTTTTAAAAACGCTAATGCGCTAATCAGTTATTCAGTTATTCAAGTTATTCAGTTATTCAAGTTATTCAGGTTATTCAGGTTATTCAGGTTATTTAATTTTGGGTGTAGAACGTACCTATGGGGACTACCAACCTAACAAGTTAACAGGACAATAAAAACATGCAGATAGTAGACAACAGGGCGTTGTTGTTACGCCTTCGCAACCCTAGTCAAGTGACTACGGTAATACCAAAGAGTAAAGAGTTAGCAGATAACCAAGTGTTAGTTAACTGGGGTATAGAAGAGGCTCATGTACTCCGTAACTTAAATATAAAGGTACCTTCTCCTATAGAAGGTAAGTATGAATGGACTGGGCAGTACGCACCATTCGACCACCAGAAAACTACCTCTGCCTTTTTAACACTTAACCGTAAGTCGTTTTGCTTTAATGAGCAAGGTACAGGTAAGACAGCATCCGCTATATGGGCATCTGATTACCTACTAAACATTGGTAGTATCAACCGCGTGCTAGTCATATGCCCACTATCTATTATGGATTCCGCATGGCGTGATGATTTGTTTAAGTTCGCTATGCACAGGACAGTTGATGTAGCCTACGGTGCGGCAGAGAAACGTAAGAAAATTATTAACAACGGTGCTGACTACGTAGTAATAAATTACGATGGGCTAGCTATCGTCGAAGACACAATCGCTAATGGAGGCTTTGATCTAATAATCATAGATGAAGCTACTCATTATAAGAATCCTCAGACTGCTAGATGGAAGACTCTAAACAGGTTAATCAAACCTAACACTTGGTTATGGATGATGACAGGTACCCCTGCGGCACAAAGCCCTTTGGATGCGTACGGTTTAGCCAAGTTAATAAACCCCAATAGCGTACCTAAGTTCTTTGGTTCTTTCCGCGACCAAGTAATGCGTAAGGTAACTAACTTTAAATGGGTGGCTCAAGAGACAGCTACAGAGACAGTGTATAACGCGTTACAACCTGCTATCCGATTTACTAAAGAAGAGTGCCTTGATTTACCACCAATGATATATGTTAAGAGAGAGGTTGAGTTAACACGTCAACAGAAGAAGTATTACAAAGAGTTAAAAGACAGGATGGTAATGCAGGCATCAGGTGAGCAGATAACCGCTGTCAATGCGGCAGTGAGCATGAACAAACTGCTACAAATATCCGCAGGGGCAGTCTACACAGACGATGGAGGAGCACTAGAGTTTGATATAAGACACCGCTATAAAGTGTTAAGAGAAGTCATAGATGAGTCTAGTAAGAAAGTATTAGTGTTTGTTCCCTTTAAGCATGTAATAGACATACTTACTAATAAGCTACGAGAGGATAATATACCTACGGAAATAATACGTGGGGATGTAAGCGCCCCTAACCGAACTAGGATATTTAAACAATTCCAAGAGCAAGATGATCCAAGGGTACTAGTTATTCAACCTCAGTCTGCGGCTCACGGTGTTACGTTAACAGCGGCAAACACTGTAGTATGGTGGGGGCCGACAAGCTCACTAGAAACTTATCTACAAGCTAACGCTCGTGTGCATAGGTCAGGACAAGATCATAAATGTACAGTTGTTCAGCTACAAGGATCTAGCGTAGAGAAACGTGTTTACACACTGTTAGATAGTAGAATAGACGTACACACAAAAATGATTGACCTTTACAAAGAAATACTTGACTAGCGTACAAATAGTCACTAAAGTGTACATCTCGTCAACGATTGGAGGAAGTATGAGTAGCAATGTAACCCCTGAGAAACTGACCGAGACTTACTTGAAGATAAAGGTAAAGAGAGCTGAACTGTCAGCAGAGTTCAAAGATAAGGACTCTAAGCTTGCGAATAGTCTTGAGACAATAAAAGGCGCACTGCTCAAATACTGCGAGGATCAAGGTGTAGAGAGTGTTAAGACATCAGCAGGTTTATTTTACAGATCAGTTAAGACTAGGTATTGGACTAGCGATTGGGAGTCTATGTACAAATTTGTTATGGAGAACGAGGTACCAGAGTTCTTTGATAAACGTCTTAACCAAGGTAATGTTCGGCAGTTTTTAGAAGACAACCCCGACCTTGTACCTAAAGGTCTTAACGTAGATTCAGAATACGCAGTTGCGGTAAGGAAAAAATAATGAAAAAGAAAGAAACGTTTGTACCTATAGAGGAGATAGCCGACCACTTTGCGGTATCGGTATCAACTATACGTGCGTGGGTACGCAGAAAAAACATAACCCCTGATTCTTATATCAAAGTAGGCAGTACTTACAGGTTTAGGATTTCAGACGTGACTGACTCGTTACTGGCTAATGGATCTAAGGCTGATCCTACAGAGGACGGGTTGAAAACTAGCAAGACTTCTCATCTAGGCGTACAAAAACAAGCCGAGGAGATGGTAGCAAGTCACATGGAGAGAAAGGAATCCTTAGTAACTGCCAAAGAAATGGAAGCGTTATTCGACGAGGATATCTAGTGTGCGTCGAATTAGTTTGTACGGTAGTAAGTTTTCTATTGTGGTTGGGAAAGAAACAGCTATTATAGAAGAAGACTTTAAGGACATCATAATTGTTAATGCGGCACCTGTATCACGATCATATTTTGAGAATGCTTACGACCCTAACAGGTCAGTGGCACCAACGTGTTGGTCAGCAGATACGCAAAGACCTTCTATAGATGTACTTGAAGAGAACAAGCAAGCCGCCCGTTGTATGGATTGCCCACAGAATATACGTGGGTCAGGGAGTAACCGTGGACGTGCTTGTAGGTTTGCCCAACGCCTAGCTGTTGTGTTTGATGGACAACTAGACGAGGTATACCAACTACAGTTACCTGCTACATCTATATACGGTAGGGGTAACAGTGGACACATGCCGATGCAAGGATATGTTAAGTTTTTGTCTAGCAGAGGTTCTGTAGCAACTCGCATTGTTACGCGAGTATATTTTGATGAACAAAGTCCGATCCCTAAACTTTATTTTAAACCAATACGTTCGTTGAATGAAGGCGAGGCAACCAAGGTTTCAGAGTTAAAGAACAACCCCGACACGTTAAAGGCTATAAGTCTAGACGTGCCTGCGGAACCTAAGTCTCCTTTCTCAGCAGTAGAAGGTTTTGAATTAAACGCAACCAGTAAAGGAAATTAGTATGAGTTATATTATTGAAAACGTAGAAATACTTTATCCACGTATTAACCAACCTTATAGATACGATGCTTCAGCAGGTGAAAACGGTAAGAGTGTACCCTGTGACTCGTTTGAGGACGGTGCTAAGTACGAGACAAAGTTTAGCATGGATAAAGACAAAGCCAAGGCTTTGTATGGACAGATGGATGAGGCTTACCAAAAA